CGCATACTTGGACGCTGAAGGCGCACCCCGTGATGGCCGCCGTTCATGTATTGTTGAACCTTTCACATCCGCAACCATTGTTGATTCACTAAAAGGCTTGTTTGTTCCACAAGAAGCCATTGGCGAACAATACAGGAAGGGCCTGATGGGCAGAGATTCCGCTGGGATGAACTGGAAAATGGACCAGAACGTGGTTAGCCAAACCTTTGGCAATAGCCCTACGGCCGTTTTATCGTGCAATACAAGCACCGCAACCGGATTCTTAACATCTGGATGGGCACAAACATCAACAATCGCTTTAAGCGCCACTACGGCCGCCGGCAATTTGAACGTTGGTGATGTGATCCAAATCGCTGGCGTGTATGCCGTTAACCCACAAAACCGCCAAGCCTATGGTTCCAACAAGTTGAGAAACTTTGTTGTTACACAAGCCGCCACGGTTGCAACATCCGGCACAACTAGCGTAACCGTTAGCCCCGCCGTGATTACAAGCGGTCAATTCCAAAACGTTAGCGTTACTAACGCCGGTGCATCCGCCGTTACACCGTTCAACAATAGCGGAACCGTTTCACCCCAAAACATCATCATGCACCGTAACGCATTCTGCTTGGCAGTAGCCGATCTCGAATTGCCTGAAGGTGTACATTTTGCGGGCCGTGCTTCCGATAAGGAAATCGGACTTTCAATGCGTGTCGTACGTCAGTACACCATCAACAACGATTCAATTCCAACTCGTTTGGATGTGTTGTACGGATGGGCACCTTTGTATCCCGAATTGGCTTGCCGCGTTGCCGCCTAAACTAAATTAAGGAGTAATTAACATGAGTAATCCAGGACCCGCAACCACAGTTAGCAATCACCCACAAAACTTGGCCACAAACCAAGCATTGCGTTTGATTGCTTCCGCACAATCCGTAAACTTGGCCGTTGCCGGTGATACCGCATCGATCGTTTTGGATGTGTCTAAATTTGTGCCCACAAGCGTTGTAATCACAAACGGCCTAAACTCTAGCGGTGCAACAACCACTATTGCAACGGCAACCGTTGGTGTTTACACCGGCCAAGGCCAAACCGGTTCAACCATTTTGACTACCGCCGCTTTAACAAGCAACACCGGTGGCCCTTATGTGACCATTTCAACCGCAACAAATCCTAACACCGCTATTTCTAGCCCAACTAACATTTATGTGAACGTTGGAACTACGATTGCCGCGACTTGTGACGTATTTGTATACGGCTATGACCTTACATTTTTACCCTAATTTGTGAGTAAATAAGGGGAAAGCCATCCACAAAACGGGTGGCTTTTTTTATTTTTCAAGATACAATCAACGCAAAGGAGTTTTTATGTCATTACAAACTACGATCCTTAGAGGTAATATCCTCAATTCTTTCCTTGTTTACCCCACTTTGACACCCGCAGCGGTTTCCGGTTCACAAGCAACACAAACATTTACGATTCCTGGCCTTGTGGTTAATGATTTCGTAAATATTTCATTGCAAGGTGCGCAAACAACCGGTGTTGGCATTGCAAACGTTTGGGTTTCTGCCGCTAACACATTGTCAATTCAGTTTACAAATAGCACGGGTTCATCCGCAACGCCCGCATCCGGTGTTTACACATTGGGTGTTGATCGTTTGGAAGGCACCGTTCTACCAACTAATGCCGCATAATCATGGCCGGATCAACCGTTCAACGCAATAGTGGTCAAACCGTTGCTTTATCCGTTACAAGCACCGCGCATTCAAGCACGTTGATTGCCGGATACACGAATGACCAAATCAACTACGCATCCTTTTTGAACACCGGTGCGGCACCTATGGCGATTAAGTTTTCAAACGCATCGCCTTGCCCCGCGCCAACGTTCCCATCGGATGGAACAAATGGTGATTATGTTTTACCCGCCGGTATGACTTCACCATTGATATTAGCAACGCCCGCCGCTCCGTTTTACATGACGGCGATAAGCAATAGTGGCACCGCCGGTTTGCTTTATGTAACACCGGTTGGCGATCAAAGCTAATCTATGGGCGGCCCTAACCAAACCATCGATCAAAATTTATTGCCGGTTCAGGCATATTTTGCGGTTGATGGCACGTTTCAGACCTTTATTGGTCAGGGCCAACCTTTCACCGCAACAATCAATCCGGTTCAAAGCGGATTAACGATCACAAATAGCACCCTAGATTCAAGCCCAATTGGGGCAACAACACCATCTACGGGGGCATTTACAAGCATTACAACCACAACGGGAACGATTAGCACATCACCCGTTGGATCAACGGATATTGCCAATAAATATTATGTTGACATGGTTGCACAAGGGCTAGGCCCAAAGGCGGCGTGCCAAGTTGGAACAACGGCTAACATTTCGTTAACCGGATTGCAAGCCATTGATGGCTACACAACGCTTGCCGGTGATCGTGTGTTGGTTAAGAATCAAACCACATCATCACAAAACGGCATATATGTAGCATCCGCAAGCGCATGGGTTCGTGCCGTGGATATGGATGTTTGGGCCGAAGTTTCCGGTGCTTACACGGTTCTTTTGAACGGTGGGCAAGCGGATACGGGATGGGTTTGCACGGCATCCACAACGGGAACCATTGGCGTAACCGCAATGCCTTGGGTTCAATTTAGTGGTTCGGCAACGTATTACGCCGGAACGGGGTTAACCCTATCATCGAACACATTTAGTATTACAAACACCGGTGTAACTAGCGGAACTTATGGTTCGGCAAGCCAAACGGTTACTTTTGTGATTAACGCACAAGGCCAAATCACTAGTGCAACATCGCAAAACATTGCAATTGCGGCATCACAAATCACTAGCGGAACGATTTCATCTAGCCTAATTAGCGGTTCCTACACGGGAATTACCGGCGTTGGAACAATCACGGTTGGAACATGGAACGGAACCACTATTGCCCCCGCGAATGGCGGAACCGGTGCAACAACGCTAACCGGATATGTTAAAGGCAACGGAACAAGTGCTTTTACGGCCACAACCAATATCCCGAACACGGATATTACCGGTTTGGGCACAATGTCAACGCAAAATGCCAATTCAGTTTCAATCACGGGTGGATCGGCAACGCTTTCAACATTGGTTACAAGTGGATTAACCGGCTATCTTTATGGCAACGGATCAAGTGCGGTTAGCGCATCAACCACAATTCCAACATCGGCGTTAAGTGGTAATTTTGTAAGCACATTTAGCGCGGGAACCACGGGATTTACGCCATCAACCGGCGCAACGGGGGCGGTTACGCTTGCCGGAACATTGAATGTTGCCAATGGTGGAACCGGTGTAACCGCATCAAGTGGTGCAAATTCGGTTGTTTTGCGTGATTCAAACCAAAATGTGTTTGCTAATAACTTTATTCCAAACACTACGTTTACGGCATCATCGGCAACACCGGTTAATCTAACGGTTGCATCGGCACAATATCAAGTTGTAACGGGGACAACAACATCCCAACAATTTAATTTGCCCGATGCAACAACACTAACGGTTGGTGATACGTTTTATTTCAACAATAACATCACCTATTCATCGGTTCAAATCAACGCACACGATGGCACAACATCAATTTTAGCGTTGCAAGCCGGTGGTGCCGCGCACGTTATTTTGTTAACGAATAGCACAACAAATGGAACTTGGGATGTTCATTCTTATGTTCCGTCCGGTGCTTCATGGGGAAATGCAACCCTAAACTTCAATTCATCTAGTTCAATTAGCGGATCGGTTTCATGGCAAGGAAACGTTGTTGGTTTGGCTTATGGTGGAACAAGTGCAAATCTAACGGCGGTTGCCGGTGGTGTGGTTTATTCGGGTGCAAGCGCATTAGCGATTAGTGCGGCCGGAACAAGTGGCCAAGTATTGCAATCCAATGGATCAAGTGCGCCAACATGGGTTACACCAACCGCTTATGCAAGTGTAACCGATGATACAACCACTAACGGCACACGCTATCCATTATTTGCCAATCAAACAACCGGCAATCTAAGCACCGAATACACATCAAGCACAAAGCTACAATTTAATCCTAGCACGGGTGTGTTCACGGCCACGCAATTTAGCGGATCGGGTGCCGGTTTAACATCTATTCCCAATTCGGCACTAAACAATTCATCGATAACGGTTGGTTCAACGGCAATTAGTTTA